ACGCTTTAGATAAGCACGGCAATACACTTGTCGTGGCTCCTACAGGTGCCGGAAAGACAATCATGCTTTCCGCGCTTGTGGGTAAGCGTTATAACAAAAATAATAACATTCTTATTTTGCAGCATCGTGATGAGCTGGTTTCACAAAACTCCACAAAGTTTCACAAAGTAAATTCTTCCCTGACTAGCAGTATGTACAATGCTACAGAAAAAGACTGGTCAGGCGATGCTACATTCGCAATGGTTCAGACGCTCTCCCGCGAAAACAATCTGGCGACTATGCCAAAGATTGACATGATCGTGGTTGATGAGGCGCACCACACTGTAGCCGACACATATCAACGTATCATTAACGCCGCAAAGGAGGCCAATGAGGGCGTTCAAGTGGTTGGCTTTACGGCTACACCTAACCGTGGCGACAAGAAGGGTCTGCGCGGCATATTCAGCAATTGCAGTCACCAAATCGAAATCTCTACGCTGATCAATGAAGGGTTTCTGGTAAGGCCAAAAACATATGTCATTGACGTTGGTGTGCAAGATGAGTTGCGCAATGTTCGCAAGACCATTGCCGACTTTGATATGGATCAGGTCGAAAAGATTATGAACCGCCGCGCCATCAACCAGAAGGTTGTTGATGAGTGGATGGACAAGGCGCATGACAGAAAGACAATCGTGTTCTGTTCTACAATCAAACACGCACAAGATTTGTGTGAAGAGTTTACTGATGCTGGCGTTGTCGCCGCAACAGTCACTGGCGATACGCCAAAAGATGAGCGAGAAGAAATTCTAAATGATCTGGCTCATGGTGATATGCAGGTCGTGGTTAATGTTGCAGTGCTTACCGAAGGCTTTGATGCGCCGCCTGTATCTTGCGTTATCCTGACACGCCCCTGCTCATACAAAGCCACAATGGTGCAAATGATTGGGCGGGGCTTGCGCACAGTTGATGTTGATGAGTTTCCAGATGTGGTCAAAACAAATTGCATCGTTATGGATTTTGGCACATCAGTTCTAACGCACGGCTCGCTTGATGACGCTGTTGATCTTGACGGCAGCGCAGGTAAGTCTGGCGGTGACGCACCAATTAAAGTCTGCCCGGAATGCGACTCAGAGGTTCCGCTTAGTGTTCGTGAATGCCCTATCTGTGGGCATGAGTTTGAAGGGCAGAACACAGAAGCTCTTGAGCATTTTGAATTAACAGAGGTCGATCTAATGGAACGCTCGCCGTTTCGCTGGATTGATTTGTTTGGAACAGGTTCGTGTTGGGCAGCAACAGGGTTTAACGGCTTTGCTATTGTAGCCGATTTAGGCCACATTTCTGCCGCAGTTGTTAAAAGAAATCAAGGCAGGGTAAGGCTGGTTAGTGTTGGCACGTTACGCCAAGCTATGGCGGCGGCTGACGATTTCTTGCGAACCAATGAGGATGGAGATAGTGCAAAGAAAACAAAGCGCTGGCTCAATGATAGAGTTAGCGAAAAACAAAGAGATAAGTTAAATCGTCACGGTGTTCATGTGGGGGCATTCGACTTCTCGTGGACTAAGTACAAGGCAGCGTGTATGCTGAATTATGTCTGGAACAAGCAGTTTATTGACGGAACAATCCAAAACATAATTCAGAAAGAAAGAGCATGAACCGTGGAAATCTTCAGGTTACATTGAATTTAGCTGATGATAGTGAGATAGAAATATCTTGTTTCATTCAAGTGAAAGATCCTAATGATGGTGAGGAGGTTCATGATAAGGTCATGGACGCGATCAGTGATTATATAGAGCAATACGATAATATTCTTGTGGATGGCGATGCCGAAATATATTTTGGCGACTCCATCATGTATATGATTGCGTTTGGTCGCATGGAAGGAGAAGACGAGACATGGGGAATAGCAACGGCGGAGGGAACAATAACTCTCCACTAAAAACAATCGGGAAATTGTTCGCAAATATCGGGTGGGAAAAACGCCTTTGCGATCTCAACGAAGATGAAATCGTGGCTATCGCCGTGGTTTTTCAAGCCATAGAAGGGTTAGAAGATGTCTATACTCAGCAATACCTTACGGAAGTTTACATCAGATATGGAGGCGGCAGATTCTGCATTGAAACAGCAGAGGACGTCCCATTCTGATGTTGCCGACTACATCATAAAAGAGTTAGATCGAGGGATTAAAGAGAAAGAATATCATGCCCCGAAGCGAAGGTATCTAGGGGCATCTTCCCTTGGGGATCCTTGCGCTCGCAAGCTACAGTACCGGTATATGGGGCAGGAGAAAGACGAAGATAAAGGCTTTCCTGCTCAGACACTGCGCACGTTTGCGCTTGGCCACAGCATCGAAGATATGATGATATTGATCTTTCGTGACGCTGGGTTTGATTTGCGCACGGAGCTGAAAGGCGAACAATTTGCTTTTGATACAGCAGATGGTGAGGTTCGGGGCCATGTTGACGGGATTATTGTCAGCGGCCCGTTAAATCTAGGGTATCCAATGCTGTGGGAGTGTAAATCAGCATCGGATAAGAAGTTTAAGGAATTTGTTCGTAATGGTGTCGCGGTGGCTAACCCAGTCTACGCAGCACAGGTGGCATTGTACCAAGCATATATGGATCTTGCCGAGCATCCCTGCTGCTTTACTGTGTTGAATAAAAACACAAGTGAGATATATATTGAGCTTGTTCCGTTCAATGCGGAGCTTGCGCAGGCTACTAGCGATAAGGCTGTAAACATAATAAAAGCGACAAGAGCAGAAGAGCTTTTGCCGCGTGTCGCACAGAATAATGATTATTATGGTTGCAAGTGGTGCGAATTTCGTAATACTTGCTGGGCTGAATAAAAGAAAGGGGACAGTCCAGAAAACTGCCCCCCCGAGGTAACAATGCTTAACAGGAATCAATATAATGAGTGTAATTAGGTTTGGCAATACTACATCTAGTATTTCGGCAAATAATTTAGTCGAAGAAATTTCACGCCGCGTACCGAAAAGCGAACAAATTCGCATCCTACGGGATACGTTTCCTGCTGGTCGTGTCGCAGGCAACACGTTTTATCTTGGGTCTTTGCTGGGCGATCCTGGTCAGTCCATGAAAATTAACATTGATCCACACTCTTCAAACTTCATGAAGGGTCAGGACTTTAACGGTGGTGTCGGGATTGGCGGCATCGTAAAGATCTTAATGGAAGCTCGCGGCATGAAGCTCGGTGAGATCAAAGAAATGTTCGGAACTTATCTTGACCATAATGCGCCGCAAATTGTTCGGGATAACGGACCTGTAGAAAATCCTTTTCAGGCGGCAAAGCAACAGTTCAATGCCAACACTCCGTTTGATGCTGAGTATGTATATACGAATGCTGATGGCGAAGTGCTTGTGTCTGTACGGCGCTATAACGTCAAGGACATGGCTGGCAATCCTGTTCTAAATACAAACGGTAAGCCAAAGAAAGAGTTCCGTCCGTTCATTGAGGGATCACCATATTCAAAGTTCCCCGATATCAGGCCGCTGTACAACATCCCTAACGTGATGGCATCACGCCGCGTAATCTGGGTCGAAGGCGAGAAGTGTGCTGATGCTCTGAATAACGAGGGACACACGGCAACCTGTACAATCGGCGGGTCTGGTGCGCTGACAAAGAGGACGGCTGCACAATATGATTTCTCCCCGCTTCAGGGTAAGGAGTTGATCCTATGGCCTGACAATGACACTGCTGGCAAGAAGCTGGCCGATCTTATTCAGGATCTGGCGATTGCTGCTGGTGCGCGGTCTGTCACTATGCTCACACCACCAATGGGCAAGCCTGATGGTTGGGATGCGTCTGATGCCATCTCTGAAGGCTTTGATATTCAGGATTTCTTGCAGTCGAAGGCGAAGCCAACAAAGGTTTCTATTAACCTGCTGGATGATACATTTTCTGCCTCGCGGTTTTCTGGTGATGCCCCAGTGCAGAAGTTCTTGATTGATGGCACGTTTCCGCTCGGGGTTCCGATTATCTTTTCTGCTGCGGGTGATGCTGGTAAGGGCATGATGACGCTGGATATGGGAATGAAGATCGCATCGGGCAAGCCAATGACCAACGCATTTGGAGGTCTGGTTAGAGAGTTCGGGAACGTGGTGATCTTTACAGCGGAGGATGACGAGGGTGAGATGCACCGCCGGATTGATCGGCTTGATCCATTTCAGGAGCGTATGAATTACGCCTATGACCTGAAGGTTGTGCCACTGCCGAATGTCGGGGGCGTGTTCCCTATCTTGACGGAAGTTAATGGTGAGTTCAGCACGAGTCAGGAGTTTGAAAAGATTTACGAACAAATCTTAAAAATGAAAGACCTGAAGCTCATTGTGTTCGATCCGCTCGCGTCTTTTGTTCATGCTGATGTCAATGCTGATCCTGCTGCGGGTGCGGCTCTTACCGGTCTGCTAGCACAGATTGCAACAGAAACAGGTGCCGCAGTTCTAATGTGTCACCACATGACAAAGGTTAAGGATGACGCTGTAATCAAGACGCCTGAACAAGCTCGCAATCTTATTCGGGGAACCAGTGCGCTTGTGGATGGTGTTAGATCTGCGTTTGCATTGTGGCAAGTGGACACTGCTCGGGGTCAAAAAACCTGTGAGAAGCTCGGCGTTCCATATCAGCGAAACACTTGTTTCGATGGCGCTGTTGTGAAGTCCAACGGGCCTGCCAGTAGAAATGTTCGGCATTTTGTCCGTGATCCAAACACGGGTCTGCTGGTGGATAGAACCGAACAAATTGAAGCGCTAGACTCTGGCTCTGCTCGGGAAGCGAAGCTCGATGCGATGTGTGACTGGATTATTCACTGCGAGCGGCGTGGTATTGCTCTTACACATATGAGTGGCAACAACGCTGTTTCTCGGCGTGTAGAGGATGCTGATGCTCCTGAAGTGTTGCAGGGTCTTAGCAAAACAATTCTTGAAAGATATGTTCGGGAATTGCAGCAGGCCAGACGTATTGATAAGTTCCAGTTGACCGCAACAGGTGGTAAAATATGGCTCGGGGCAATTGATGGGCCTATGGCTCGGGGTGAATATGAAGCGGTAACAGGTAGGGACAATGTGTGATGTTAAAAGCTGATGGATTTAATGATGCTCTTATAGGAACAGCAGAACGCGCAGGAATGAGAGACGTTGCTGCTTATGATGCAGAAAAGTGTATTCAAATACTTATTGATCGGGACGGAATGACGAGTCAAGAAGCTCATGAGTTTTTCCACTTTAATGTCTTAGATTGTTGGGTCGGTGAAAAAACGCCTGTTTTTGTTTGGGTTGGCGATTTTGATTTTGATTACGAAGAAGATGGTGATGTATGCGATGACTGATATAAGAGACGTTAAAGATTTGTTCGGGGAGTTCTCTACCCCGTTTAAAAAGCTAGAGATCAAAAAGCTCGCTGACCGAATGGAGGAAGCTCGGCGGAAGCAGCGGAAAATGCACATTACGAAGAATTGTT